TTAGTGGTGGCTCCCATTTTTGCAAAATCCTCATCAATTACATCGCCGCCAGCACTCAATGCAGATAACTTAACTCTTTCATACTCATCCCAGTTCTGAATCATTGGGCGCACGAAGTTTTGCACCTGCATATCGCCAAACAATTCACCAAGAAGCTTTTGGTCGCCACCTTTTGTCATTTTCATGACATTTTGCATTGCAACCTCAAATGGATTGCCACCATTAGCTTGAGCTTTAGTGATTTCTGCATATAAATCCACCCCGAATTTATTAGCTTTCTTTAACGTGTCTGGTGATAAAATCTTTGCCATAAAGTTTTTCATGTTATTGGCTGCTTCTGACTCATCACCTGCACCTTTTCGTGCAATCTGCAATGCAGCGCCCATGGTTGCAGCTGCTTCACTGCCTTCCATTTTTAATGCTTTAAATGATGCCCCCAATGTAGGCAAATATTGAGCCATTGCTTTAAATTCAAAATTACCCTCTTTACCCGCCTGAACTAAGATTCCTAAATTATCTTTCATTGCACTTGGCGCAACCGCAAGTGTGTCATTTAAAGTAAATGCTGCTTTTGATACATCTTCAATTGCTGCACCTGCTGCAACCGCCGCCATACCAACAGGACGAAGCATCTTGGTGGCTACATCTTCACTCATGCCTGCGGCAATTAAAAAACCTTGTGAAGTCTGAACGTCTTGAACAGTTGCACCTAGAAACTTTGATGTCTCCATAATTTCATTTTTCATAGATTTAATTTGTTCAGCAGACATATTGGCAGTATTACCAATCATCTGCATGTTGTAATTGAAATCTGATGATGCTGAAACTGTTGCATAAAGAGATGCTCCAACAGCAACGGCTTGTGCCACAGTAGAGCCAATTTGACCTTTCAAATCTTGAAACTTTCGCTGATTATCAAGACGCAAATTCTCAACGTGATTTAATTTTTCTTGTGCACGTGTTAAGCGATTCAATTCATCAGTAACACCAGAGTACCGTGCACGCAAATTATCAACATTCTTACCCATGCTTCCGAATGTGCGAATGGATTCGCCTAGCAAGGATTGCTGTTTTTTAACGCGCTGAATTTCAGACCCAATTTTACCGAGCTGTGATGTGGTACTTCCTATCGCAGTGCGTAAAGAGCCTGCAACTTCACCACCAATCGTGATGATGGCATTTAATTTCTTATTTGACATTGCATCTGACACAATTAAACCAATGTGCCATTTTGTTATTTTTAATGCCTTTTATTCATTATTCACTTATGCAGCACTTAATAAAAAAGCACCATAGGGTGCTTTTCTTTAATTCTATTTTTAAGGGCTATGCGGAATAACGTGTGGAAATTAAGATTTTGATTAAGTCTAAAATAAAGTAAATTTGGTGTAATGTGTAATTTAAAAAACCCTCAAGTGAGGGCTTTTAATATTTGCTGCAATGCTTCATCATTTGTTTTCAGATTATTGCTCTGTTTAAAGTTTTCAATGATTTTAAATTCATCTTCTGAGAGCCAAAAAGATTTACGCTTTAAGCCCTGTTCAGCTTTCCTTTTTGTTTCTGCTGCTTTGCGCTCGGCTGCTGTGCTTGCCATAACTTAATCTCACTGATATATTAAAGCCACTTGCAAGATTTACTGCTGAATAAGCAGCTTAGAAAATCAAACCTAGTTTATTTTCACTACTTGCTAAGTAATGTTTACTGCCATATAGGCAGCTTAAAAAACCCCACTCTAGCCAGTGGGGTTTTTGCTTTTTAATTATTCAACAATTATTTCGTATTCTTCTAACGGCTCTTGCACTAAAACATAGTAGTTGTGGCTGCCGCGTTCACTATTAAGCCATTCGTTATGAGCATCAACAATCTTTTGAGCTAATGCTTCAGGGATGTAGCTGTTAAGTGCGCCATCCACGTAATCAATGATGTACGCTGCATCAAATACGATGTCGTTTGATTTAGCATTTTCTAAAGCAGCTTCATAAACTTGAAAAAGGTTCATATCTATATCTCACTAAGTAATGTTTAAGTTCATCAAGACTTTCGATCTAGCCATCTTGTCTTGATGATTCATTATTGCATTGTGAGTTCTCACAATCAAGCATTATTTTGATTTATTTTTAAGCTACTGACGAACGGTTGATTCCACACGTTATTCCGAAATACAGATTTTACTTAAAACTTAAATTCCACTACTTATTCCGCATAGCCTTTTTAAGAGCAAGCACCTGCTTGTTCGGCCCCATAACTCGCTTGGGCTTTTGTATACTTATCACCAGCACTAGATGAAAGCTGATCAATTAATCCATTACAAGAAAAGCCACTAATTTCGAGATACTGATTAGCAGATCTAACCGCTTGTTCATTCCAGTCCACATTTAAACTATCTACCGCTATTATTGCATCGGATTTATTATAACCATCACCATAGTTTGATGATAATTGATCAATCAATCCATTACGTGAGAATCCAGATATACTTAAGTATTGCTTTGCTGATCTAATTGCATTGACTTGTGGTCGAGTTAAAGTTTGCACTTCCTCAACAGTCTCTTGCTCTTCAACCTTAGCTGTTTGTTCAATAGTTTTTTTATCCTCAGTAATCGGTGCATTATTCTGAACTGTTTGTTCTGAAGATTGTTTAGTCTCACGCTCCTGTTGTGCTACTTTCTGCTCTTCTTCAATTTTCGCTTTTTGTTCATCAGACATAGTTATACTAAATAAAACGACTGTCAGAAGAAACAAGCCAGAAAATATTAAAATAGCCTTAGCCCTAGTTTTTATTTTAAAAATACTAGGTTTTATAATCGCAACAATTGCAAGTAAAACAACCACTATACTTAAAAGTGCAAATAATCCATTTAAAAAAGACATTTATAATCCTATTGTTAGTAAAAAATAATCCATTTAATCATAACAATAAAACTCAATTAGAAAAACCGCATTTAAGCGGTTTCTCTTGGCAGTCCATCACACCACCAAATCAATCTTGAAATTGGTAACTTCTCAATTTCAGTCAATGACCATGATGTAAATGATGATAGTGCAATTACATGCTGACGAATGTTATTTGCACTTAAGATGTAAAAAGTCGATATGAATCCTGAATGCGACCATAATCACGTAAACCTAAACCTTTAATAAAATCGGGCTCAATTTCGCAAAGATTTGCAAACATCGTAATTTCTTGTTCAGCACTGGACTTACCTTTGCTTTGTAATTCAGCTGTCAGTAAATCTTGTACTGTTGGCTCACGCATATCTACAAATTGAATGCCACCATAAGGACGACTTAATTCAATTGTGTTTTTGCCCTCACCTTCCTTAATATAATCTTTTTCTTGATTTTCCATCTTTTACATTCCTAATGCTGAGCGAATATCTGTAAGCACATCTGTACCGTTAATAATACGGACCATGTTAATCACATCAACTTCATGGATAACCTGACCACCAATCGTTTGCTTGTAATATGTCAAAGACAAATCATATTTATCTTTAGGTGCTTCACCAGCTTTTGAGGTGCCTTGGTTAATTTTGACAATTTTACCCGTCAAATTATGAACCACGGCTGTTACTGTGCCGTCAAATGACTCCATTGCCTCACGTACTGTAAATGAAGTTTGACTACCTTCTTTCACACCAAACAAAGACAAGACATCACGATCATGTGCATTCAAAGTAAAGTCAGCAACTAACTTTTCCATCCCCATTGTGATATCAATCGGGGCATCCATACCACCAGCGCGGTATTCTTCAGTTTGTAAAGACAATTCAGGCATATTGGCTTCATCTGTGTTACCAGCATAGCCACGACCATCAACAAATAAATTAAAATTCTTACGAATATCCTTTGCTACACCCATCCCAAATACTCCTTAAGAAAAAATCTCTTTGATATAGTCATTAACCAAGTGAGAACGGAAAATAATATGCTCAGCTGGATACACTGGCGTAAAGTCAAAATCGAAATAGATTTTCCCTTGTGCAATTTGATCTGCTGAATTTAGATCAGGGTCTGCCCAACAAGAGCCGCCCAAAATAGCACCAATGTTTGTGAGGTAACGCAAGTAAGCATTCACACCTTCAATTACATCATCTACATAAGTTTTTGTAATGCTGCGATCCACAGCCCAAAGGTGTGCAGCTTTTAATGATTCATCAATCATATCTGCTGTACGTACAACACATAAGAATGCCCATTTTGAATCACTTGAAAGTGTGCGGTTGCCCCAAAGACGATAACCCTGTTGGCGGATAATTGTTGTGATATTTTTTTCATTGAGCAAATTCGCACGACAATTCGCGTCGCCCATTGCAAAATCAATTGCGCGAGCAGTACCAACAATACCATTAATTTCTTGGTTAGACGGAGACCACCACCAGCCACGATCATTATCTGATTTAGCAATCAGACCAGCAACACAAGCACTCGCCCATTCTTGAGAAGTTTCACCGTCGACTGATTTTAAAACTTTAGGATCAACAAGGAATACACGCTTAGAACCAAAGTCTTTCGAGTATGCAATTGCATCTGCATCGTTGGTATTTGGTCCATCGGCAACAATGACTGCTTTTAAACGCTCTGCAATACCAATCAATTCCGCAACAACTGGATTTGATGTAGCTGGTGTTTCGCCAACAGCTTCTGTACGCGTATGTGTAAAACCAGGTGCAATTAGAATTTTAGGCACAAAACCCGTGATGTTTTCAGATGCTAGGAATGCATGCACACCTTCATATGTACCCGTGTTTGCATCCACACCACCAATTACATTTGCTAATGTAGCTGGAGCTGTTTCCTCTTCATCAATACGCACAACAATAACCACGGCGCCAATTTGATCAAAAATAGAATCAAGCGCTTGTGGTAACGTTCCTGTTTCACCAAGCTTTGCTGCAAGCGTACGTGAACCTGCAATCAATACAGGTTTGTTTAAAGGAAAGATCAAGGGATCTGCTTCAGGTGCAGACCCAATGATACCAATTGTGGAACTACGCACCGTAGTAATAGGACGTTCCCCATCATCTACCGTGACGTTTTGAATCCCATGTAAAAAAATATCGCTCATTAACCGCAATCTCAGTTGAAGATTTTAGTCAATCTTTACTTTTTAAGCATTTATTTTCATTATTCACTATTGCGAGTTAGGGTTATTTAAAAAAAGATTCCAAATATTTTCTTCGACCTTTCCAAATAAGCTTACTTGGTGAAACTAAATTTTGAGGATTTTGCTTTTGATATTTTTCAATAAACTCATCTATTGAGCTACATTTCATAAAATGAAGCTTATCCCACGTAACACCATCCATTGGATGAAAGTTTGTTACGTCACGATAGTTTTGAGAGTTAATATTTTTCCAAAACTCATAAAAAGCAGCAGTATCAAAGTCATTGTTATGCCCCCAATTAGTGATTTTTTGTAAAATTTCTTCTTCTGGTCTCGACCAAGATTCATGAATAATAATAAAATTCGTTTGAAACTTGATAGTAGCATTCTGTTGACGCGCATAAGTATAATTAGGAGAGTTTGTGCAGAACGCAACATTTTCATTATTTTCTATATAAAGATATCCATCTTCCACTTTTTTGAATAAAGTCACAAAACGGCCAGATAACATTAAAGATACTTTTTCCTTAATCTTACTTTGAAATAATTTTAACTCGACTAAATACTTAACAAATTTATCAAAATTGTAAACATATTCATCAGCATCAATCTGAATACACCACCCCTCACCCATTTTTTTGGCTAACATGTTTCTTTCATTAGTTTCATTTTGCATACTACTATTTGAAG